CACACATCACTGGTGGTGGTATCCCTGAGAACCTTCCTAGGTGCCTTCCAGCAGGTCTTACAGTTGATGTTGATTGGTCTGCTTGGGAACGACCAGAACTCTTCAATAAACTTCAGAAGGCAGGAGATATTGCTGAGGAAGAGATGCGTAATGTATTCAACTGTGGTATTGGATTCTGTTTAGTTGTGCCACCAGATGTAGCAGAACTAACTCAGAACTTAATTGCTGATACTCCACATGGCATGAGGTCTTGGATTATTGGAGAGGTAGAATGAGTTGCTATAATTAATACTATATAAACATGGATATCTTAATTGAGTATGAACGAGACCCAAATGAAAGCAATCATCTACAGTAACGGTAGCATGGAATGTGAAAGGGCAGCAGCTCTTATGGATGCAGTTCATATGGATGGTACTATCGTATATAAACTGAATACAGATTTTACTGAGAAGCAGTTTAGAGATGAGTTTGGTACAGAAGCGCAATATCCTATGATTGCTTTAGGAATGCATTATAGAGGAACTTTGAAAGAAACTCTTAATTTTATGGGTGATAAGGGAATGCTTGTAGGACAGTGACGGAAGTGTCCCATCGGTTGTCTAGCAGCAGGAATCTCTGCTATAATTACAAGGTAACCAAGAGAGACGGATGAACACTCAGGAAGTCAAAGGCACTCTTGCCAAACTACTTGCCACAGAGAACCTGACGGTAGAGCATCGTAAGGTTAGCACTGCCTGCTTTGATGTTGATAAACGTCTTCTCATCCTTCCTATCTGGAAGACTGCTTCTGATACCGTCTATGATCTTCTGGTAGGGCATGAGGTGGGACATGCTCTGTATACTCCTAATGAGGATTACAGTGGTGCCTCAAAGGCATTTGTGAATGTTCTGGAGGATGCTCGTATCGAACGTATGATGAAGGTAACATATCCTGGTCTCCGTAAATCTTTTTTTGATGGATATAAAGAGTTATGGAATGAGGACTTCTTTGGTGTAAAACATGAAGATCCTGCAACACTCTCATTGATTGATCGTATCAATCTTTATTTCAAAGGTAATCCTAGTATTCCATTCTCTGATGATGAGATGATATGGGTCCGTCGTGCAGATCAAACTAAAACCTTTAAGGATGTAGTTGATCTTTCTAAAGAATTGTATGAATATTGTTCTGAAAAACAGGAACATAAGGAAGAGATGATGATGCCATCATCAAAAGATGGTCAGGCACATGCAGATCGTGATGAAGAAGTAAATCCTGTTGACGATAGTGCGGGTGATGAGATGACTCATGAGGAGATGCTTGAAGAAGCAGCCAGACGTGAGGGTGAATGGGAAGAAGATATTAACCAGCGTGATCCTGATTTGGATACGCCTTCTTATGGTGGGGATGTTGATGAAACTAAATCTGTAACTAATGATGCACTTGCAGAAGCACTTGAAACTCTTGTAGATGATAATGCTAAGGAATGGGTGTATCTTTCTATTCCCAATCCTAAAGTTGAGGATTTAATCGTTCCTTTTAAGACAATTCAAGAAAACCTCCAAGGACATTTTTATGATCCTGAACGCACTTGGGGTGAACATGTTCAGTATGCAGTTGATCATTACAAGGCATTTAAAAAAGATACTCAGAAGACTGTCAATTATTTGTGCAAGCAGTTTGACATGAAAAAATCTGCTGACGAATACCGTCGTTCAGCAACTTCTAAAACAGGTGTTCTTGATACTAGCAAATTACACACTTACAAATATAATGATGACATCTTTAAAAGAGTCACTGTAGTTCCTGAAGGTAAGAATCATGGTCTTATAATGTATCTTGATTGGTCTGGTTCTATGGGTAATCAGTTGCTCGATACCCTAAAACAAACTTATAACCTTATTTGGTTCTGTAAAAAATCAGGAATACCATTTAGAGTATATGCTTTTCAATCTGGATATGGATATGCTATTCAGCATGATGATTTTAAGATTACGCAGAATGAGAATGAGTTAGGAATTTCTTCAGATTTTCGCCTTCTCGAATTCTTTTCCTCTCGTCAAAATATCCAGTCTCTTGAGAAGTCCATGCAACTAGTATACACTCAGGTGTTTGCTATGAATGGATGGCGTCTAAATTATTTCCCAGAGTATACTCTTGGTGGAACTCCTCTTGCCGAAGCAATATATTGCACTCGTAAAATTGTTTCTAATCTTAAAAGGATTGAAAGAGTTAGTAAAGTAAATGTTATTTGTTTGACTGATGGTGAAGCAAATCCTATGAGTTACATTCATAAGTTTGCTGAAGATCATTACTATCGCGCTGGAGAATATCGTTATCAATATCTGTGTCATACTAGAGGTAAAATATTTTTTCTTCGCGATCCTGAAACTGGATACACTCGTAGAATCTCAAGTCATCCATATGAAACTACAAAGACAATAGTCTCATTCTATCGTGAGATTACTGATTATAATTGGATTGGTATTCGTCTTTGCAGTAAAGGTGATTTATCTAAATTGGTTAGAGAAATTGCATACGATAAATTTGATGTAATTGACAAGCAGTGGAGAAAGGAACGCTTTGCTTCCATCAAAGAAAGTGCAGGATTTACTGAGGCATTCTATATGCCTGATAAAAATACTGGACTGGGAACTTTAGATCTTGAAGTAAAACAAAAGTCTGGAGTTGCCACCAAAGCAGAACTCTCTCGTGCATTTAAAAAACACATGGGTTCTAAAATGACAAACAAGACCATCCTCAACGCATTTATTGAGCAAATCGCATGAAGTGTAAAGTACAACTATTCAAGGCAGGAACAGTTTTTGACGAAATTGTTATTGCTACAGACTATGAAGATGCTAAGAAAGTTGCCTTGGCACGAAACCCTGGAGCAACTATCATGGGAGTAACGGCAGTATTTGAATGAACATCTTTGTCACTGATGAATCACCTTGGCAGTCTGCTGAGGTTCTACCTGACAAGCACATCGTCAAGATGCCCCTGGAGACCTGCCAGATGCTCGCTATAGTCGCCTCAGACAAGTGGGGGCATGGTTATGGTAGTTTGCCTAAGGCAGACGGTACACCCTATGCTACAGAGAAGGGAGCGTTTCGTAATCACCCCTGCACCAAGTGGGCAAACGAGACTGTAGCAAACTCTCGATGGTTGCTTGAGCACGGTATGGCATTATGTGAAGAGTACTTTACTCGGTACGGTAAAATCCATACTTGCTTTAAGACTCTCCTTGCTGCTGACGAAATCATTCCGTATGTGAAGTGGGATAATCACACTCCTTTTGTCTTTGCAGGACCTGACGAGTATAAGTATGATACCAGTATTGATATCTTCACTGCTTACAAGATGTATGTTGCATCTAAACCATGGGTGGCATCCAACTATCTGCGTGTGCCACATCGTAAACCGTCCTGGGTTTGACCCAAACCAACCCAAGACCTGCTATAATTACAAAGTAAACAAAGGAGAGCAATGTCCCGCAAGTCTGAAGTCACTACTGACAAAATGATTTCCATTCTCACTGGAAATTTTGGTACTGAAGTATGTGCCAAACAGGTACGGGTTGTAGCAAATATGGTAGGAGTGTCATATGCTACTGCTTGCAAACGTCTTGACTCTTATAAATCTGGCAGAGGTAAGTGGAATTTGACTGCTCAAGAGATTGAGCAAGCATACGAAGCACCTTCTGCTAAACCCTCTGTCGATTACATTCCTGAGAAAGATGATACCTATGTCCAGTTTGGTAATTTTCAGTCTGTACGCAAGGTTATCCAGTCCCGTAAGTTTTATCCTGTTTTTATCACAGGTCTTTCTGGTAACGGTAAAACGCTCTCGGTTGAGCAGGCATGTTCTATTACAAAGCGAGAGTTAATCCGTGTCAATATCACGATCGAAACAGACGAAGACGATCTTATTGGTGGTTTTCGCCTTGTCAATGGTGACACTGTTTGGCATAACGGTCCTGTCATCGAAGCTTTGGAACGGGGAGCTGTGCTGCTTCTAGATGAGATTGATCTAGCATCTAATAAGATCTTGTGTCTGCAATCTGTACTTGAAGGTAAGGGTGTCTTTCTCAAGAAAACTGGTAAATATGTAACTCCCAAGGCAGGATTTAATGTTATTGCAACTGCAAATACTAAAGGTAAAGGCAGCGATGACGGTCGCTTTGTTGGAACCAATATTCTCAATGAAGCATTCCTCGAACGGTTTCCCATTACCTTTGAGCAAGATTATCCAACTGCATCGATAGAAGAAAAGATTCTACGAAATATGGGTTGCGATACTATCTTTGCAGAGAATCTTGTGAAGTGGGCAGGTGTGATTCGTAAGACTTTCTTTGATGGTGGTGTTGATGAAGTAATTACAACCCGTCGTTTGGTTCATATTGCACAAGCAATGGAGATCTTTAATGATCGCCTCACCGCTGTCAACATGTGTATCAATCGTTTTGATGACGATACAAAACAATCTTTCCTAGATCTCTATACCAAGGTTGACGCTGGAGAAGATTCAGAGTACAATGAAGAAGAAGAAACCATTTGATTATGAAGTACAATGAAGATGCGCTTCTCAAGGAGTTGCGCGACTATATTTCTGGGACCTATGGTCAGCATTATTCTGCTGGCAACGATGAGATTCAAACGCTAGACTTGATTGAAGCGTGTGGTGATGCAGAGGCATTCTGTCGTAGCAACATCCTAAAGTATGCCTCACGCTATGATCGCAAGGGCACTGCCCGTCGTGATATCATTAAGATCTTACACTACGGATTGCTCCTCCTCCATTTTTCCGATAAAACTAAAGTTACCGAAACCTACCCTCAATGACAGTAATTACCAAGTCCACCATGGAAGTTCTTAGAAACTTCTGTTCAATCAATAAATCAATTGTTATCAAACCTGGTAATCAAGTTTCTACTCTTAGTATCAATAAGAATATTCTTGCTATTGCTGATGTTGAAGAACAGTTTGACTCACAAATTTCCATTTACGATTTGGGTGTATTTTTGGGAGGATTGTCTCTCTTCGATTCACCAAAGATTGATACCACTCAGTCTAATTATGTCACTGTAAGCGACCAACGTGGCAAGTCAAAGACTCGTTTCTTCTATGCTGACCCTGATATTATTACTCAGGCACCAGAGAAAGAGATTACTATTCCTTCTGAGGATGTAAAGTTTCGTCTAGAGGCATCTACTCTTCAACAACTCACACGAGCAGCAGCAATTTACCAACTCCCTGACTTGTGTCTTTTTAGTGATGATGGTGTTATGAACCTGTGTGTTACTGATAAGAAGAACGATACTTCTAATAGTTACTCTGTTGAAGTTGGAACTAGTGATGAGCAATTTTGTTATTGTTTCAAAGTTGAGAATCTAAAACTTCTAGCGGGTGATTACAATGTAACTATTAGCAAGCAAAATGTTGCTCTATTTCAGGGTAACGGAATCAAATATTTCATTGCACTGGAACCTAACAACTGATGAATGATTTTTTATGGGTAGAGAAGTATCGTCCTCAAACTGTTGAGGAATGTATTCTTCCTGCTAATGTGAAGCAAACCTTCCAGAGTTTCATTGACCAGGGGGAGATTCCCAATCTTCTTCTCTCTGGAACTGCTGGTGTTGGTAAGACTACTATCGCCAAAGCACTTTGTAGAGAACTAGGTGCAGACTACTATGTTATTAATGGATCAGATGAAGGTAGATTCCTGGATACTGTACGCAATCAGGCAAAGAACTTTGCTGCTACTGTGTCTCTCACTGCTTCTGCTCGCCACAAAGTTCTTATCATTGATGAGGCAGATAACACAACCTCAGATGTCCAACTTCTCCTTCGTGCAAGTATCGAAGAGTTCCAAAAAAACTGTAGGTTCATATTCACTTGTAACTTCAAAAACAAGATTATTGAACCACTACATAGTAGGACGACGGTCGTAGAGTTCAATGTCCGAGGTCAAGTTAAGCAAGAACTTGCTGGTTCATTTTTTAAACGCTGTCAAGATATCCTCCAACGCGAGGAGGTCTCCTTCCAACCTAGAGTTGTTGCTGAAGTCGTCCAGAAATACTTCCCAGACTTCCGACGAACCCTTAACGAACTGCAGCGATATGCCAGCACAGGGTCTATCGACACTGGTATTCTGGCGGCGTTAGGTGACGCTAATGTTGATACACTTGTATCGGCACTTAAGAACAAGAAGTTTAATGATGTAAAGAAGTGGGTGACACAAAATCTTGATGCCGATCCCACATCGATCATGCGTAAACTTTATGATAGTTTGTCTAGTGTGATGGGTGGTCCTAGTATTGCAGCAGCAGTTCTAATTATTGCTGAGTATCAATACAAGTCTGCATTTGTTGTAGATCAGGAGATTAATCTTCTTGCCTGCCTAACTCAAATTATGTTAGAGTGCGAATTCAAATGAGTGAGAACTATTTTGAACTAAAGAATCTTGTTCTGGGACAAGACTTTCCTTGGTTTTTTGTAAAAAATGCTCTCGTCGGCAAATACAGTCAAGGACAACCAGATGCAAATAATTTTTCATTTTTCTCACATGTATTTCTAGATAGACCTGGTGACACTACAGCGTATTCTTATGCCAAATCTAGTCTCCTTCCCTTAGCAGAAAAAGTATTTATTGATATATGTGCGGAAAGAAAAATTTCATGGGAAGTTTTGTATAGAGTAAATGCAAACATGACATTTACTTCAAACAATTCTAAAGCAAGTCCTTTGCATAGAGATCATGGTTTTCCTCATAAAAACATGATAGTTTATCTCACTGGTTGTAATGGAGGTCCAACAATTGTTCTTGGAGAAGAAGATTATTATGGTAAAGAAGATGATGTTTATGTCTTTGAAGGTCTTCATCAACATAAACTCCCCACATCAGATCGACGAGTAGTTCTTGTATACACATTTTTTTAATTATGATTGACGTAAAACTAATCCGAATAATTTCTGGAGAAGAAATTATTGCCGAAGTTCTAGATTGGAGTAACGGTATTATTACTGTAAAGAATGCTTTAGTTGTCATTCCTCAACAGGGTCAAGTTGGATTTGCTCCATGGGCAACTGTTATTGATCCTGAGCGTCCTGAAGTTGCTCTTGACATGAAGCATGTGATTTATTCTGT